TGCAGATCTTAATGGTCTGATGAAAGTTGATATTGGTGGAGGGTTGTTCCCAAGACCTGGATATATAACAATTGATCAGTGTGATGCTGATATTATTTGTGATTTGAATGATGGCATTCCTCTAGAGGATAATAGTGTTGGTGTTATCAATGCTAGCCATGTTCTTGAGCACCTTAAGGATCCAATCAAATCAATGAAAGAGATCCATAGAGTTCTTTGTGATGGTGGTTGGGCATTTATTGAAGTTCCTTCTACTGATGGTAGAGGAGCATGGCAAGATCCAACCCATGTTAGTTTTTGGAATGAGAATAGTTTCTGGTATTACACCAGGAGAGACAAAGCACAATTTATTAGAAACACTGATATTAGATTTCAAGAATTTAGACTTGAAACTAATTGGTGGCAAGATAATATTGCAGTAACAACTGCATGGTTATGTGCAATTAAATCAGACAAACGTAGACCACATCCAGTTAGAATTTAAACCTATGAATTTCACAATTTACAGTAAACAAGGTTGCCCATATTGTGATAAGATTAAAACAATATTGGGGGATCTAAGTATTAAAAAAGGATATCCAGCAGTTGCATATGAACTTGGAACTGATTTTACCAGAGAAGAGTTCTATGCAGAGTTTGGAAAAGGATCCACATTCCCACAAGTCATTATGGGAACAACTAAGTTAGGAGGATGTACAGATACTGTAAAGTATCTTGCAGAAAATTCTCTTCTATGACCTCTATAAATAATCCAGATCCCTCTGAAATGAACAGAGGAGTTGAACTTATTTTGAGAAGGAGGAAACCCAGAAAGAAAACTTTTTCATTCTGTTTTGATAAGATGGTTTCCTTCCTAAAAAGAGAAGTGACCATCTCCTTAAATTTTTCCTTTGATATAAGGAAGTCTCAATAAAAGGAGTAGGACAATGATAGCAATCACTCTTGTTTTTTCTGTAATGTTTGCGTTGATGTCATTAGTTGTTGGAAGTTTAGCTGGGTGGATCTATAGAGAACACACCTGGGCACAACAAGTTGCTAAGTTGCATCCTGAAATGTATGATGAAGATGGAAACGTAATCCCAGATGAAATAATTGCCTTTAGATTTGAAGGTGATATGGATGATGAAGAACCTGAAGACTAATTAAATGGAGAATGATTTATGAAATTGCCACCAGATCAACTGGTGTCTGAAGTTATTCAAAGAGTCTCTAATGCAAAGAATAGAGATGAAAAGATTACAATTTTAAGACACTATGACAGTCCTGCTCTAAGAGCAGTTCTCACTTGGAACTTTGATTCAAGAGTCCAATCTGATCTTCCAGATGGAGAAGTTCCATACACAGCTAATGATGCCCCAGTTGGAACTGAGCACTCTAAGCTGATTCATGAATGGAGAAAGTTTAATCACTTTGTTAAAGGTGTCACTAACACCACAAAGATGAAGAAGGAGATGATGTTTATCCAACTCCTAGAGTCTCTTCATGCATCTGAAGCAGAACTATTGTGTCACATGAAGGACAAGCAACTTCACAAAAGATATAAGATTACAAAAGCAGTTGTTCAGGATGCATTCCCAAATTTAGTATTTAATTAAAATTGTGAAAATCATTTATAGAGATTGTGATCCATCATTGGCAGATGATAGAACTCTGCCACATACTGCATACCTAGTTGAATATCTTCAAGATGGTATGACACATTTTGATATTGTTGTGGCATCTAAAAGAGTAGAAATTTTTGATTACTACTGGGACAACTATAGGGAAGACTTAATTAGAATGACTCAATCTGAGGGGAGAGCAAACCCTAAAGTTTGGTCTAATCCAAATCAAAAAAAGAAGAAGTGAAATGGGAAAACACTATTTGCTAAACCTTTATGGTTGTGATTTTAACTGTTTAAATAATGAAATTTTTCTCAGAGATCTTTTAGAGATTGCTGCTGAGTCAAGTGGAGCAAAAGTTTTAGAGACCATTTCATATAAGTTTGATCCACAAGGAGTAACTGCTATAAGTCTTCTTTCTGAAAGTCATATTAGTATCCACACTTGGCCAGAGAAAGGTGAAGCAGCTGTGGATATCTTCACATGTGGAGAATCCAATCCAAAGATTGGATGTGACATTATCATTCATCAATTAAAGTCTGATAATCATACCCTCAGTTATATCGAGAGGTAAAATAAATAGGTCATATAAGGAGAGACAATATGTTGTCTACGAAATATAGGCTCAGATTAGAATTTATTTGCAAGTGCATTGTGAATGGTGAAGAAGTAAAGTTAGATGATATGATCTGGGCAGAGAAGTTGGGCAAGGCAAATACATCTGCTAGGGAAATGCTCAATAGGGCAAGGAGACAAGCTTCTAATCCTGAGATGGTAGAAGGAAGCATGGATGATTTTATGAACAAGATGGGTTTAGGTGATCCTGACCCATCTAATCACAGAACAGGATTTGGTAGTGCTGATGAAATCGCAGATTGGTTCAAACAAGACAAACCAGATGACTGGAGACAAAGAGACTAGACCTCATTACTCAGTTATTGATAAAGAGGGTAAGGAAACTGTTTGGGTATGGGATCAGACAGACACCTTCAGAGGATTTGTAGAGAAGAAAGATTAAAACATAATAAAATTGTATCACATTTTACAAAATTAGTTGCATAGATAGTTTGTTAGGTCTATAATGACCATACGTTCATCCCTATGGGACGCAAGTAAGTCTCGGAACGGATCGTTCATTCTCTATTTGCAAATAGCAAATGGAGAACGCAAAAGACTGAAGGAACGGGATCTTAACACATCTCATTTCTTTAGGAGTAAAACGATGAATCTTCTTAACCTTTACAGCAACAATACTTCTTATCGTGGTATCTCTTATGATCCCCATGCTAAGAAGGAAGTTGAGACCCACACCATTCTTGAGACCTATCGTGGTTGCAAGCATGAAGAAAAAGTGGAGGTTATCAAATGAAGAAAGTAGTTGCATCTAACTGGCTTTCTGTCATCAAGGCAAAGCAAGTTAAGGAAACTAAACTTCACAATGCTCAACTTTGTATGGCAGGTCACTGTCCAGCAAAGGTGAAGTAATGGAGCATTACACATATCACTATGATGATATGGATAAAGATAACAGACCTCCTGCGTGTTATCAATTAACATACAGAGGATGTAAATATTGGTCATGCTATATCATTCATTTAGATGAATGGTTTGAAAAACTTTTTAACTTTGAGGGGGATTGACATCCCCCTTTTTTTTATCTAGAATTAGGTATCTTCGTATTGGATATGGAAAGAGAAAAGTTAAAACTAATAGTAAAGAATCTAGAACTATTAGTTGAGAGTTTAAAGTCTGAAGTTTATTCAGATGTAGAATCATATGTTCCACAGGATAAGGGAGATAGAGTTACTCCTTTTGTGGACTATGATGAATGTTTTGATGATGATGGATACCCAGACTAATATGGATTTTAAAACCACAGTAAGAATGTCAAAGATTGCATTGAAGCAACCATGGATGTATAATGAGGAAGAACTCAGATACATGAGGAAGGCAAAAAAACTTGCCCAAAAAGCACTTAAATTCAAACACATGAAAGGAGAAAGTAATGACAGTTAAACTAGTTTCAATTACCCCTGATGCTGAACAGACCATGGGTTATGTTGCTAGAGTTAGTAATCCTGCCAACCAAGAAAACCCTAATGTTGCTGGACTCCTTAAGTATTGTGTGAAGCATAATCACTGGTCTGTATTTGAACAAAGTTTCATGACCCTTGAGATTGAAACTACTCGTGCAATAGCAGCTCAGATTTTGCGTCATAGGTCTTTTACCTTCCAGGAATTTTCACAACGCTATGCAGATTCTTCTCTGCTGAGCAAAGATATTCCTCTACCTGATCTTCGTAGACAAGACACCAAGAATCGTCAAAACTCTATTGATGATCTTGATGACTTCACTGTTCAGAAATTGCAAATGCAAATGCAAACTCTGTTCAGTTCATCCATGGCATTGTACCAACAAATGCTTGAGTTGGGTGTAGCAAAAGAGTGTGCTCGTAATGTGCTGCCACTCTGCACTCCTACCAGAATCTACATGAGTGGTTCATGTCGCTCTTGGATTCATTACATTGATCTTCGTTCTGCTCATGGAACTCAGAAGGAGCACATGGATATTGCTCTTGCCTGTAAGGAAATCTTTAAAGAACAATTCCCTACAGTTGCAGAAGCTCTTGACTGGTAATAATAAATACCTTTATAATTGATTTAAAGTATGGCAATTTATCCTATTATTCATGTAGATACTGGGGAAAAGAAAGAGATTGAAATGAGTGTCAATGACATTCAGCAATGGTACAAGGACAATCCTGAATGGAAAAGGGATTGGTCAGAAGGATGTGCAAGTCCAGGAGAAACTGGAGACTGGCGAAATAAACTAGTCTCCAAAAATCCTGGATGGAATGATGTCCTCCATAAAGCATCAAAAGCCCCTGGTTCTAGAGTAAAGAAAATCTAATGGCAAGAAAAAAAAGAAGCAATGACAATCAGCCAATTGGAATTGGCATGACTGCAAAGCAAATGAAGAGAAGGAAACCAATCAATACAGACTTCCTTCTGGATATTACCCCTGCCTCAGAGAATCAAAAGAAATTTTTTGAAGCATACAACTCAGACAAACATCTTTTTGTATATGGTTGTGCAGGAACTGGTAAGACATTCATTGCACTCTACAATGCATTGAGAGATGTCCTCAGTGAAATCACTCCATATCAAAAGATTGTTATTGTAAGATCTCTGGTTGCTACTAGGGAGATTGGTTTCTTGCCTGGTGATCATGATGACAAGTCAGCCTTGTATCAGATCCCATACAAGAACATGGTTAAGTACATGTTTGAGATGCCAACAGATGCAGACTTTGAAATGCTGTATGGCAACTTAAGATCTCAAGAGACAGTTACATTCTGGTCTACTTCTTTCATCAGAGGTACTACTCTTGATAACTCAATTATCATTGTTGATGAATGTCAAAACTTGAACTTTCATGAACTTGATAGTATAATTACTAGGGTTGGTGACAACTCAAGGATTGTGTTTTGTGGAGACGCAAGACAGTCAGACCTTACAAAGACCAATGAGAGAAATGGAATCCTAGATTTCATGAAGATCATTGAAAGAATGCCAGAGTTTGAGACAATTGAATTTGGTGTTGATGACATTGTTAGATCTGGTCTAGTTAAATCCTACATTGTTAATAAGATGGCAGCAGGTTTTTAATGTTTAATCATGTTGATATTAGTCTCCCTAAGTTAGATAGGGAGACTATTGATGGTGTAAGATACTACAAAATCCCTGATGGAGATGAGTTAGTAAAACTTGTCTCCATTACTTCTGTCACCAGTCACCACAATAAACATATCTTTGAAGACTGGAGAAAAAGAGTTGGAGAAGAAGAGGCTAATAGGGTAAACAAACAGGCAACTAGTAGAGGCACTGATCTCCACAGTCTGGTTGAGCATTACCTTCTTAACATGCCTTTGATTCCTGAGAAGTCTTTAATTGCAAAGCATCTTTTTAGAATTATCACTCCAGAATTAAAAAAGATAAATAATATCTATGCACTTGAATCTTCATTATACAGTCAGCAGTTAGGCATAGCAGGTACAGTAGACTGCATTGCTGAGTATAATGGTGAACTATCAGTAATAGACTTTAAGACTTCAAAGAAAGCAAAACCCAGAGAATGGATTGAACATTATTTTGTTCAGGCAGCAGCATATGCTTGCATGTTCTATGAACTCACTGGTATTCCTGTTAAGAAACTAGTTATTCTAATGGCATGTGAAGATGGGGATTGCGTTGTTTATGAAGAGTATGATAAACTCAAGTATATGAAACTTCTGACACATTACATTAAGGATTTTATAGAATCAAAACTAAAAGAATATGGAAAGTAAATTAAAGTCTGCACTAGAATCAAAGTTTTTGTGTCAAGCAAAGTTTTCTCAGATCATTGAAGAGATTGTCAAAGTCAACAAAGACATGAACTACATTGATGCTATCATCTACTATTGCGAACAGAACAATATTGAGGTAGAATCTGTAGGTAAGTTAGTTAGCAAACCACTCAAAGAAAAACTTAAGTGTGATGCTATTAATTTGAATTTCTTGAAGAGAACATCTAGAGCAAAACTTGTTATATGACACCCTTTGATGCTTACAAGCAATACCTTGCACTGAAGAATCACTTTAGTAAAGAGAAGTATGATTATCATAAGTATGCAGGTAAGTCTAGGGCATCAGTAGCAACCTTCAATAAAAGAAAGGACAAGTACTGGTTTGAAAAACTTAGTAGACAAAAGAGCGATGAGGAAATTAAAAACTTCTTCATCGCTAATTTTGTAGCTGCAGATGATCCAAATAGTTTATGGATTGGTAGTGTAATTAGGTCAGGGGATACTTACTATCAAGAGTGGAACAAGAGACAGCAAAGTCTACAGTACATTTTTACACAAGAGTCTGAGGAATTATTCTCAGAACACAAAGTGGATGATGTATTTGATTGTACTAAAGGTCACCCAATCATTTTAAAAAAGTTCCTGAGCGGGAAAATTTCTATGGAAACACTAGTGATCTATGATAGAATATTCCTGTTCGGGAATAATTTTGACAAGAAACTTTTGGATCCTATTTGGGAATCTGTCTCTATGAAACTCAAGAAATATTCCCCATTTCTAAATATTGATATATTCAAGTACAGAAAAATTTTAAAGAGTACTGTTGTAGGAGGTTAATAATGTCTTTTTTTGATTCAGACATGGTTAAAGAAGATATGAAATCTATCTCTGAAATTCAGAGACAGATTGTTAAGGAGTTGCCTGCTTTTTTTGCAATGACAACTGCAGAAAAACTAGCACACATTGATTTGCTAGAGAAACTTTTGGAGAAGCAGGAGATTATCTACACCAGACTCTGCTTGTCTGATGATCCAGAGGCACTCCAAATGAAGCAGCAGATGAGAGACTCTGCTCAACTACTAGGGTTTGGTGATACCCCTGACATCCATGAGGTATTCAAAACCATGAAGGCTACAGTTGATGGTCTCAGGAAAACTGCAATAAGAGAAAGATAAATACCTTGACAGGACTGTCTCCTCAGGGTATGATAGTCCTGTGATCAATCAGATCCAATCCAAACAATCCTTTCAATCCGAGGTAATCTAATGTCTTTTGCAGACCTTAAAAAGAAATCCAAGCTTGGTTCTCTGACTTCTAAACTGGTTCAAGAAGTGGAGAAGATGAATACCTCAGGTTCAGGTGGTGCTGATGAGCGCATCTGGAAACCTGAAGTAGATAAAGCAGGCAATGGATTTGCAGTTATTCGTTTCCTCCCTGCTCCTGCTAATGAGGAGCTTCCTTGGGCAAAAGTTTATACTCATGCCTTCCAAGGAAATGGTGGATGGTTTATTGATAACTGTCTGACCACTGTTGGTCAGAGTTGCCCAGTGTGTGAAGCAAACCGTGAGTTGTGGAACACTGGTAGCAAAGCAAACCAAGAGATTGTACGTCAAAGGAAGCGTAAACTCTCTTACTACTCCAACATCTATGTTGTGAGTGATAAAGCACACCCTGAGAATGAGGGTAAAGTATTCCTGTTCAAGTATGGCAAGAAGATCTTTGACAAGATCTCTGCTGCTATGCAACCTGAGTTTGATGATGAGACTCCAATTGATCCTTTTGACTTTTGGAATGGTGCAAACTTCAAGGTGAAGATCAAGAAGGTTGCTGGTTATTGGAACTATGATAGTTCTGAGTTTGAATCAACCTCTACTCTTGGTGACTTTGATGATGATGTTCTAGAGGGGATCTGGAAGAAAGCATACTCTCTTGAGGACTTTGTTAATGCAGACAAGTTCAAGTCCTATGAACAACTTGACAATCGTCTGAAGTCTGTCCTTGGTCAGAAAGCTGCACCTAAGGTTGATGAATCCTTTGAAGATGAAGAAGAGGATCGTGGTCCTGTTCCTTCTAGGGAAGAAGTTTCTGAGGGAAAGTATGGTGGGACCAGCTATCAGGCAAGTTCATCCTCTTCTGATGAAGATGAAGATGATGCTCTGAGTTACTTCCAGAGACTGGCAGAAGAATGATTACCTTGGGGAGATGACTCTTAAGTTGTCTCCCCTTTTTGTTGTCCTATCTA